GTTTCTCCAACGTTATCAGAAGCTCCTAGATCAAAGGTATCAGAAGTATTAGGTAAAACGTGATCTGATGTAACATCTCCGCTAGTTGTAAGTGACGTAAGCGTTCCGACTGCAGTTATACCAGTATATGAACCTGATACCCTAGCTGTGGGTACTGTACCTGAAGATAAGTTATCTGCATTTAAAGAAGATCCATCAATGAACCCACTGTCATTATTGAAACCTGAAATGGCAATATTAGCTTTTGTTAATTTTTTCTGTGCGTTAGCAGCATCTACTACTGCAAAGAAATCTCCATCAGCGTCTGATGTAGATGTAGTTAATTCTGAAAGATCAACATCTATTTGATCTGCTTGAACATCAATTAAGTTTCCAGCGCCAACATTTAATGTAACGTCACCTGTAGTTCCGCCTCCAGTTAAACCGTCTCCTGCTGTAACACCTGTTATATCAGCAGAGATAGTTTGATATTCTAAAGCTGTTGCACCACTGTTTACAGCTAAAACTTGGTTAGCTGTTCCAATAGCTGTTAAGCCAGTACCGCCTTTTGTTGTCGGAACTGTAGGCAATCTGTCTGATGCTAAAGTTCCTGAAGCAATATTAGTTGCGTTTAAAGCTGTTAGTGCAGAACCGTCTGCTGCAGGAAGTGTTGCTGGGAATCTTGCATCAGGTACTGTACCTGAAGCTAAATCATCTGCATCTAAGTTTGTTAAATTAGCTCCACTAATCGCTGGAAGTGTAGCAGGGAATCTTGCATCTGGTACTGTACCAGAAGTTAAATTGTCTGCGTTTAAATTTGTTAAGTCTATAGTGGACCAAGATAACTGTGCTGTTGAGTTACCATCGGTACTTAAAACTTGTCCTGCTGTACCATCGTTAACAGGTAGTATCCATTCCCAAGTAGCATTTTCAGAATGCGGTGGACTTTTAATTTTTACTCCGTGAGAGTTTTGAGAACAGTTTAAAATAAGTTGTCCATCAGCACTTGCTCCATCGCCTTTTACTGTTAAAGGGGTTGATGCATTGATAGTTTTATCAGTTATAGGACTTGGAAGTCTTGCATTATCGACAGTACCACTTGCTAAATTAGTGGCATTTAAATTTGTTAAGTTAGATCCATTGTTTGCAACAATATTTCCACTCGAATCTAGAATAACGGCTTTGGAAGCAGGTAAAGTACAGAAAACATTTTTTGTTCCTGCACCAAAGTTTACTGCAGAATCACTGTTAGATGAAGAGATAATTGTATCTCTTGATAAAGTGTCTGTAGCTGCATCGGTTACAGTTCCAAGACCAACTTCGAACTCACCGTTTTCGTTAACGATAGCGTAATAAGTGGTATTAGAATTACCAATACCTGTAACGAACGATTCAAAACCGGATATCGTTCCCGTTAAATCAAATGTACCTGTACCTGTTGTGGTAGAGGTTTGTTTTACTCTATCGTTTACTACCAAAGCCATTTTAACTCCTATTTATTATGCAATTCTTAAAATTGCAGCAGATGTTGTGAATGCAGGAAACTGGATTGTAAATGTTCCAGAAGTTGCAGTCTTGTCTCCGCCAAAATCTAACACAGCTACTGCTTCAGTAGTACTTGTACCACCATCAGTTGTTGTATTGTAAATCAAAGCACCTCTAGCTGTTAGTGTAACACCAGTAAATGATAAATCAGCGTAGTTAGTAATTGCTACTCCTGATGAAACTTTTACACCGCTGTTAACTAAAGCTTTTCCACCAGCACTATATCCTGATGGTGATGAAACTTCGTTTGTTGTTGCGTAGTTAGTTGTTGATGCACCTAGTGTTGCAACTGAAGTATACATTGCTAATTTAAATGTATCTCCACCTGAACTATCAAAATCGTGCTCACCAGCTAACAATTGCTTTTTGAATGAATTGCAAATTGCGTTAGTTGTTATTGCCATAATTGTTCTCCTTTAAAATTACGTATTTGGTGATGGTGAAGGTATCTTAATTCTAGGTACCCCATCATCATATTCCGCACGTCTTCTTCTCCCCATTTGTTGAAGAGCAAAATTCTGTACTTCTTCATTATACTTACTTTCATACAGCTTGTACATATCCTGCGGGCCTTTTAAATATCTAAAAGCTTCAGCAAGCACACCATGTAACAACATTGATTCTTGATAAGTAGACAAGAATGTATTGTTAGAAGATGTAAACTGTGGTGGATCTGTAATGTAATTGATTTGTACAGTGTATGCGGAATCTGGTATAGGAGCCACAAGTATATTAAAATCATCCCAGTTAGCCCAATACTTAGGTAAACCTGTAGCAGCATTGTTATTATATTCTGAGATAAAACTTGTATCTCTTCTTTCAAGAAAAGTTCTAGTAGAGCCGTCAATTACTTGAACAGATCTCATTATGGTTAGATCTGCAGGTAATGATACGTATCTGTTTCCTGAAGTAAATGTAGAAGTTGAATATTTTCTTAAATCATCATAATCAACTTTACCGGCAACATCTAGTTCTACTGATCTTATAAATTCTTGTATAATACTATCTGATAAAACGTTACTGTCTACTTCAGTGTAGTTTCTTACTTGTGTTAAAAAATTTGCGTACGTAACTGCCATTAAGTTATACTAACCTCCGCTTGACCAACTAATGCATCTAGTTGTCTTCTTCTATTTTGTAGGGAAGGATCAGCAGGAGTCATAGCTGAAGTTCCTTGATTAATAAATGCAAAATCTCCTGGTAAAGATAAATTAGCAACTCCAACTGTAATTCCACCAGAATCAGAAATTGTTTGGTCGTCTGTAAATTCTTGAGTTGGTTGTTGAAACTTTTGATTTCTTGAATTTTGTAAAGCTATTGCATCGGATACATTATACTTTCTTCTTATCTGTGGATGTTTAGGTTCAAATTCAGAATAATGAACCAAAGAACCGTTCCATTCCTTCACCATCTCAGTGTATGGAAAAGCCATTCCTGATCTATCCGATATTGATTGCGATCTTTTTCCTGTAGCCCATTTTGGCATAATTATACTCCGTTAGGATAAAAAGATTGTGGAGTTATATATGTAGATGTTCTTTGACCATCTTCATCTAACGCTCTTTTCAATTCATCCTCATAGATTAATTTATTTTGTTGTACGAGCTGTGGAGCTTTTTTCATAGCTAAGTAGTAAGCTAACCCTGCGCACATGCACGGTAAAAATCTATATGCAACATCTGCATCATTTGTGTATGCACCAGCATCTTCAATTCTTTTAATTACATAAAATTTTAATGTGTTGTATGTGTTTAAATCAGGTGCCTGATACAAATATATATTCGGAGTAGTTTGTCTATCTACATAATATTGTGACGGTTGACCTAATGCTAACTTATTAGGTAATGCAGCATAAGCTGATCTATCAATTTTGGTTAAAGAAACATCTTGTGTGTTTACCCCATCTGATGCTGCTGCACTTGAGGATACATAAGCTTCTAATACATCATTAACATCTGCATCGACTGCGTATTCAGCTTGACCAGATACTAAAGGTATTTCGTTTAATTCTGTTTTCCAAAGATGAATACCTCTGTTGCCCCATTCAGCAAATAATAAATCTAAACTTCTTCTAGCAGAACGCATTTCATAACCAGAAGTAGTGCTAAGACCACATCTTTCATAGCCTTCATCAATTACTTCATCGATATTAAGGTTAAAGCTCGTAGTTCCTGAAGTTGCCATTTAAGTCCTTTTTACGGTTATACAATTTCTTTGATTGTATCACTTTTTGACTAAACTTTGAAGACCTTAGACTTTTTGCTGTAGGGTTTTTTTTAACTTGTAATTTTTTCTTTTTTTCACCTCTAGCACCCCTTAACTGGCCTTCAATTTGTTTTGTCATTGAACCTCTACTAATTGGCATTATCTAGTTTCCTTATATTTTTAAAAAACATGACGATTGTTAGCCTGTCTTTTTCATCTAATGATGTAGCACCATGATACATATTTCCATCATATAACGCAATAGAGTTAAAGTTGTTAGAAACAATTGTTAGAGGTTTTTTGTTTTCATCATAAAGGGTGGTTCCTGTCTTTTCATTGTTTCCTTGATTAAGATATATAATTCCTGCTAAATCACAATTATCCTTATGTATTCTTGTATTCATTTTATTA